CGGACGCCGTGGGAAAGGCTCCGTTCACTCCGGTGCTGATGAAGCCGACGTTGCCCCAGGTCCACGAGGCGTTGTCGACCTTGGTGTAGTCGAGGAAGCCCTTGGGCTTGGCGGTGCCGTCGCCGGTGACGAAGGCCGTGCCTTCCTGCTGGGCGAAGCTGTCGCGCACCTCTTCGGCGATCCACTCGTCGATGTTGACGGCGCTGTCGTCGAGCAGCGCCTGCGTGGCCGCCGGCATGGCGTAGAGCTCCATGGTCGGGAAGGACATCTCGGAGAGCGCGGCGAGCGTGGGGCTGTCGGTCTCGGTCCGCGCGACCGTCTCGGCCACCCAGCCGGCCTCGGCGCCGGTGACGGCGAAGGGCTTGCGATAGACCGAGCCCGACACCTGGCGGATGCCGGCGATGGCGCGGATCGGCGACACGTCGCGCACGGCGCGGTTGACGGCGCGCTCGACCTCGTCGGGAACGAGATAGCCGCCGTCGGTACCGGTGCCGACCGACAGCGCCTTGGCTTCCAGGTCACGCAGGGCTGCGGCCTCGCCCTTGCGCACGTAGACATCGAAGGCGGCCTTGTGCTGCAGGGTGACGCCGGAGCGGGCGGCGGGGCCGCCGAGGTGGGGACGCTGCGCCTTCAGCGCGAGGTCGTCGACGAGGCGCTTGTGGGCGTCGAGCGCGCGGTCGAGGCGGTCGACCTTGTCGGCCGTGACGACATCGGCGGCCATGCGGCGCTCCAGCTGGCCGAGGCGCTCGTCGTTGGCGTCCTTGAAGGCCTCGAAGGCGCGCATGAAGCCGTCGAAGGCGGTAGCGATGTCGTCAGGGGCGGCAGACTTGGTCTCGAGGGTGGCGTCTTTCAGCATTGGGCAGGTCCTTTCTATGGATCGGAGCGACAGGTATTCGGCGCCTGGATACGGCTCGGTTCAGCGGCGCGGGATGAGAGTGCCTGGGACAGGCGCGTGGGTCCCCGCCTGCGCGGGGATGACGTTCGCGGTGAGCATTGCGCGATCAACTGGCGTCACTCCCGCGGACGCGGGGAGCCTGCGCACCGGGCAACGGGATGACAGATCGGCGTGCGGTTCTCGGTGTTGGGTCAGCGCTTCGCTTGACCCAACCTACGATCTCACGCTCGGGGACGGGATGACAGGCGGAGCATGCGCGTGGCCGCGGCGATGGTGTCGGGCAGCAGACGCGCGCGGCGGGCCTTGACGTGGGCGACGCGCGCGCCGGGCAGCAGCGGGAACGTCACGATGGAGATTTCCCAGAGGTCGACCTTGATGAGGCGGCGGATTCCAGTGCGGGGATCGCGACGCCCGGCGACGGCGCGGAAGCCGATGGAGAGGCCGTCGAGCGCACCGGCGCGCATCAGCGCGTGCACCTCGCGGGAGCGGGCGACGGCGAGCGTGAGCCGGCCGCGCACGTGGAGGCCCAGCGCATCCTCCCTGATGGACTCCCAGACGCCGATGGGCTCGGCCGGGTTGTGCTGGAAGAGCATCCTGACGCCGGCCGCCCCGCGCGCGGCGAGGCTGTCGCGGAAGGCGCCGCGGGCGATGACGTCACGCCCCAGGTCCTCCGTGTCGAAGAGGCTGGCGTAGCCGGCGAACGTGCCGGCGGCGTCGACGCGCTGGAGGGCAAGGGGCGCGAATTTGAGCTCGGGGGCTGGGAGCATGGGCGGTGCGTGAGGTGGTGAGGGGTGGGTCGTCAGTGGTCAATGGGCCAGTGGCCAGTCGTGGGGTTGCAACCTCGGCTGCGTGCTCGTGCTCGTCCTGAGCTTGCCGAAGGATGCGCCGCGCACGCCAAGCCGTGCTTCGACGGAGCTCAGCACGGGGTTGGAGCGTGGGGCTCAGCACGCGGTGGCGTGTCGGTCCAGCGGCCGACCTTGTCGCGCGCCTGGTCGGGTCGGTATTCTTTGAGACGATTGGTCACCGTGCCCGTCAAGGGAGCCGTAGCCGACAGCCGCGCGCTTCTCGTTGGGGGTGAGGAAGGTAGCCTTGTCGATGCGGGTCCACAGGGCCTCGCGTTCGGAGCTCAGGCCTTCGATGGCGTCGAGGTCGGGGCGCAGCTCCAAGCTTTCAGCCCGAGAAGGCAGCGGCCCCTGGGTCCCGGATGGCCGCTGCGCGACCTCCGGGATGACAAAGGCGCTCGGCCTTGAGGCGGTCGACCTGGTCGGGCGTGAGGTTGCCGTCGCGGGCGGTGTAGACCAGCGCGCCGGAGGGCCGGGCCGAGTTGTCGAGCAGCGCCTTGTTCCAGCGCGAGGCGGTGTTGTGCGTGTCGAGCCGCTTGTTCTTCGGCCGCCACCACTGAATGCGTCAGCTCGTTCGACGGCTGGCGCCGTGTGTCGCTAATCGTCCCAGTGCTCCTTGATCAGTTCATCAAGGATTCTCTTATCAGTCTCCACGGCCTCGCTGCCTTTGAATACGCTGAAATGCATTCCGTCAACGTCGAAATCAGCTTCGACGCGCGCTCCGATGAGCGCAAATGATACTGTGAGACTGCCTTCGCCCTTTTGCTGAATTGTGAAATGGATTCCCTTCTCGCGAAGAAAATCGAGAAAATCCAACATCCGCTGCAAGGCCTCTTGTCTCGTGCGGTCGACACTCATTTGCGATATTCCTCTCTGTTCAGCAACTTCAGGCATGTTTTCGCCGCTCGGTCGCCGCCGCGGGCTAGATTGAACACATCCTCGATTGTCATATTTTCGAACTGACCCGGAAGCTCTCGGTTTATCTTACCTTTGCAATACCGCGCAACGAACTGCCTCACGGTGGATTTGCCGAACTTTCGAAGGCTTTCGACCTTTCCCGCAGTCGGGACGAGATTTGCCCCGCCCGCGGTGTCGTTCGCGTCCTCGTCGTTACCGCCGGCACCGGTACCACTGGTCCATTGGCCGCCACCTGGTTGGCCGGCTGGGGCCCTAGGCTGGTCAGGGTTGAACTTTGATTGCGGCGATCCGTCAATGCTATTCACTGGGCCGTAGCCGACGGCGGCGCGCTTCTCGTTGGGGGTGAGGAAGGTGGCCTTGTCGATGCGGGTCCACAGAGCCTCGCGCTCGGAGCTCAGGCCTTCGATGGCGTCCCCGGCCTGCGCCGGGGCGGGCTACCGAGGCGCAGCTCGCCTGGGCGTGCTACCGCGCTGAATGTTGCTGGATCAGGTCCATCAGCATGCTCTCATCCACGTGCACGTCCTCGTGGCCCTTGAAACATCGGTAGGTCATCCGGTCGACGAAGAAATCGATCTCGACGCGCAGGCCGACAAGGGTAAAGAACACCAGGATTGCGTCGGGTCGCACCTGGTCGATCTGATAATGGACGTTCTCCTTGTCCAGAATATCAAGAAAATCGAGAACTCTCTTCAGGCCGTCGCTATTCATTTCCGTCTCCATCGCCCCTGGTCAGCGCATCCGTCAATCTGGCACGCTACGGTCCAACACGTCGGCGGCCGTCGACCGGCAATCAATCACCCCAGTTCTCTGCGAGGAGGCGTTTAAGAACCTTCTCGTCCATCCTGCCAGCTTCTCCGGCCTTGAAGTAGCTGAACCAAATCTCATCGACGAAGAAATCGACCTCGATGCAAATTCCCTCAAGAGAGAACGTCACTATGAGCGCGTCTGGCGATTGCCGCTCCAATCGAAAATGAATCTGCCGACCGCGTAAGACATCGAGGAACTCGAGCATCCTTTGCAACCCATCTCTCACGACCACCTCCATCACTTTCTGAATCGGGGTTGTTCGAGGATCTTCTTGCACTTTCGGGCAGCCGCATCTCCGCCCTTTGCCAGATCGATCAAGTCCCCAATTGTTACGTTCTCGAATTGCCCTGGTAGTTCCCGGTTAATGTCGCCCTTGCAGTACCTCGCCACAAACTGCCGCACAGTGTTGTTCCACACTGCGCGAGGCAGGCCACCTGATCTACGAGCGACGGGAATAACATTGGGATCGTCAGCTGACGACCCCGAGGCGTCGGACCCGCCGCCGTCGCCGGAGGTCCACTGTCCGCCGCCGGACTGGCCGGCTGGGACACGCGGCTGATCCGGCCTGAACTTGCGGGATAGGTCGTTGCCACCTTCATCGAGCGGGCCGTAGCCGACGGCTGAGCGCTTCTCGTTGGGGGTGAGGAAGGTGGCCTTGTCGATGCGGGTCCACAGAGCCTCGCGCTCGGAACTGAGGCCTTCGATGGCGTCGAGGTCGGGGCGCAGCTCCAAGCTGTCAGCCCGAGGAGGCAGCGGCCCCTGGGTCCCGGATGGCCGCTGCGCGACCTCCGGGATGACAAAGGCGGGGGCGAGCCAGGCGGAGAGGGCCTTGGCGGTGCGGTTGACGAGCGGCAGGACGGTCTGGCGCCAGAAGGTGCGGGTCGCCTCCTGGTAGTTGGAGTAGGTGTTGTCGCCGGGGATGGCGAGCAGCATCGGCGGCACGCCCAGCGCCAGCGCGATCTCGCGCGCGGCCACGTGCTTGGCCTCGATGAAGTCCATGTCCTTGGGCGAGAGCGACATCGACTTCCAGTCGAGGCCGCCTTCCAAGAGCAGCGGGCGGCCGGCGCGGGCGGCGCCCTGAAACCCCTGCTCCAGCTCGGCCTTGAGGCGGGCAACCTGGTCGGGCGTGAGGTTGCCGTCACGGGCGGTGTAGACGAGTGCGCCCGAGGGACGCGCCGAGTTGTCGAGCAGCGCCTTGTTCCAGCGCGAGGCCGTGTTGTGCGTGTCGATGGCCTGGGCGGCGGCCTCGATGGGGCTCATGCCGTAGTGGTCGTTGACGGGGTTGAAGAGCTTGACGTGCAGGATCGGCGCCTCGCCGGGGGCGACCTCGCCGGCAAAGCGCACGGCGCGGCCGGCGGCGGTGTACTCGAAGGCCTCGGGCCAGCCGTCGGGGCCGGGGACGACCTTCATGCGGTCGGGGCGGAGCGCGTGCAGCTCGCGCACCTCGCCATCGACCGCGACGGCCTCCAGGTAGGCGTTGCCGGCGACGAGCAGGAAGCCGTACCAGGCTTCCAGCAGGTCGGGCGCGCTGGCGGCGGGGTTGGGGCGGGCGATGAGGGCGAGCAGCGGGTGCTCGGCGATTTCCTCGTCGCCGGCGTAGAGCAGCAGCGGCACGCTGGCGGCGGCCTCCGCGATCATGCGCACGCAGCGGTAGACGACGGCGTTCTGGGCGAAGCCCTCGCGGGCGAAGGCGGCATAGTCGCGCGGGGACCAGGCGGGCTGGCCCAGCGCCTCGTAGGCGATGAGCGGGCCGACACGGCTCGCCTTGACGTGCGCCGGGGTTGACGGCGCGCCGTTCCGCCCTTCGACAAGCTCAGGGCGCGGGCCCTTCGACCCTTCGACCCGCTCAGGGCTCAGAGCGGGGGGCGCAAAGCGTTGCAGCGCGCGGCCAAGCCAGCCGTAGACGGAGCGTTGCGGCGAGAGCATTGGTTGGAACTCTTGTGCTTGCTGTCATCCCGGCCGAGGGCGTCATGCCGGAAGCATGCCTTCGGCATGACCCGAGAGCCGGACCCAAGGCCGCAGTCACGTGCTTGCTTGCGGCCCCTGGGTCCCGGATATTCGCCTTCGGCGAATTCCGGGATGACAGGTGCGGGCGCGAAATTCCGGAGTGACAGGTTTCGGAATGCCAGCCGGGGAACGTCAGTGCCCGCGGGGCGAGTGGCAATGCGCGATCATGTGTACTGGCTCTATATTCTCGCCAGCCGTCGAAACGGCACACTGTACACAGGCGTCACCAACGATCTGGCGCGTCGGACGCAGCAGCATCGGGAAGGGCTCGTACGTGGATTCACGCGGAAATACGACGTGAAGCTCCTCGTCTATTACGAGCTGCATCACGACATCAACTCGGCCATCCTGCGCGAGAAGCGCATCAAGAGTTGGCGCCGCCAATGGAAGCTCGAGCTGATCGAAGCCGACAATCCGCAGTGGCGTGATCTGTGGGCCGAGTTGATCGCACCGTAGATCGCGCGTGGCCCTGGGTTCCGGATATTTCGCGCACGCGAAATTCCGGAATGACAGGCATGGGCGCACAATTTCGAAATGACAACTGCTGTCATCCCGGCCGGAGCGCGTCATGCTGGAAGCATGCCTTCGGCATGACGCGCAGAGCCGGGACCCAGGGCTGCTGTCACGTGCTTGCTCGCGGCCCCTGGGTCCCGGATATTCGCCTTCGGCGAATTCCGGGATGACAGGTGCGGGCGCGAAATTCCGGAGTGACGAAAAATTCCCGAGTGACGGTGCGTGAGATTGCGAAAGGCCAATCACATCCCGTGGATGTGGGGGGTGCGCTGCGTGGTCAGCATCAATTCGGTCAGCGCCCAAACGAGGGCGTCGAGGCGGTCGGGGCTCTTGCCGTTGGAGAGGCCGTCGGCGGCGAAGTCGCACATCTGGCGCTCGAGCTCGGGGAACTCGCCGACGTGGGCGACGCGGCCTTGCGCGTAGAGAACGGAGACGGGCTCGGCGCGCAGGTATTTGCCGCGCGCGGCGTACACCTTCTTGACGGGCAGATTGGGCTCCACCGTGCGGAACACCTGCACGACGAGGTCGCCGCCCTGGTTGGTCTCCACCACGATGCGGTCGGCCTGGTAATCGCGGTAGGCGGCGACCGCGGCGTGCGCCCACACCGCGGGCTCGCGGCCCTGGATGGTGCGGTCGGCGATGACGTAGCCACGGCCATCGACGCCGAGGCCGGCGACGATGATGCCGCAGCTGTCGGAGCCCGTCGTGGCGGTGACGGGCGGATCGCCAGCGACGACGATGCGCTTCAGCTCGGGCATTCCGGCGAGGCGGGCCTCGTCGAGCCACTGGCGCCGCCACAGCCCGGTCATGCGGTCGGTCACGATCTCGCCCTCGAGCTCCTGGCGCCCCAGGGCCGTGTCGGCATAGCGGCGCTGCATCTCGGCCAAGAACGCCGGCGCCAGGTTGGCGGCATTGTCGGCGGTGCGCGAGCGGCTGGTGACGGTCGCCTCATCCTTCATGATCGCGGTCAGCAGCGGAATGGGGCGCGGCGTGGTGGTGACCACGCATTGCGGCAAAGGTCCGAGCCGCAGCGCGAACTGCAGCATGTCCCAGGCCGTCTCCGGCCAGCGCCACTTGGCGAGCTCGTCGCACCAGGCGGCGTCGAACTGCGGCCCGCGCAGGCTGTCGGGGTCGGCGGCGGCGAACATCTGGGCAATCGACCCGTTGGGCCACACGAGCCGGTTCTTCGAGACCTCGAGCCGCGGCCGCTCCGTGGCCGGATGAATGGCCATGAGCCCGGACAGGCCCTCGATCATCACGCTGCGAACCTGGCCGATGGTCTCCCCGACGAGGGCGATGCGGGTCGCGCGCACCAGGCAGTGCGGAGGCCCGAACGCACGGGCGCGAACCCACTCCGCCCCGGTTCGGGTCTTGCCGGCGCCGCGACCGCCGAGCACCAGCCAGGTGTGCCAGGGCGCGCCGGACGGCGTCGCGGCGGGCGGGAGCTGGTCGTCACGGGCCCAGCCTTCCCAGGTGTGGGCGAGGCGGGCAATCTCGCGCGGCTCGAGGGTGGCAAGCGCGGCGGCGCGGGCTTCATCCGGCAGGCGGGACAAAGCGAGCAAGACGCTCTGCAATCTCGCGCCGGAAGCGCTCCGCCTCGGCGAAGAGCTCGGCGTCGGCGGCGGTTGCGGGCTGGCCTCCGGCGACTCGATCGAGGTCAGCTTGCATCTCCTTCACCTGGTCGATGGTCTTGATGATGGTGCCGAGCGCGCGCGCGTCGCGCTCGTGGTCGGCCGAAGGCAGGTCGCTGCCCTTGCCGAGGTTGACCATCTGCTTGAGCATGCGGCGCTCCATGAGCTTGAGCTTGGTGTCGATCGCCTTGTAGAGCCGCTGAACGAGAGCGCGGCGGGCGGCCACGGTGAGGGCTTCGAAAGAGGCCGCGGCACGCTTTGACGACGGATCGCTCTCGGAACGCAGCCAGCGCTCAAGCTTGGCACGCTGCGTGACGGTACGGTGGTGCAGCTTGAAGCGGGCGGCAATCGCCTTCGGGTTGAGCCCCTGCTCCTCGTAGAGCGCGCGGGCTTCGCCCCATTGCTCCTGGCTGAGCCGCACGGCGGAACACCCGGACTTGAGGTTGGATTGGGCGGTGAGGTGCGGAGCCCGCGAAGCGCGGCGGCTCAAACGCAAGTGTCGAGTTATACACAATCTATACCGGAGGAGCGTCGCGCTGTCAAACGAAAAACTGCACACTCCAAGAAATAATTAGATGTGTTGGCGACTATCTAAGTATAAATGATGCGGAAATACACAAAAATTACACTTGTACCTCCGTCGCGGAGGGCGGGGATAAGCGACCGAGCGCAAGCCGCGCAGGTG